TGTATTTTGCTGGTGTGTGCCACAAAATTCTGAATATACATTTGATTTTGAAAAGTTCGGCGGTTTGACTAACAACGCAGGCGCTGGAAAAACTGGTGATGTATTGTTCAGCACTGCTGATGCTTCTAACGGCGACTTCTACACCATTGTCCTTGAGATGGTTAAATCTTACGGTTAATTATGCCAAGCAAATCACCAGCCCAGCATCGTTTGATGCAAGCCGCCGCCCATACTAAGGGTGGCTTTGGTGGTGTGCCGCAAAAGGTCGGCAAAGAGTTTGTAAAGGCCGACAAAAAAATGAAAGATGGCGGAGTAGTCCAGTCTTTAAAAAAGGCTGGGTTCTATGAAGAGGGCAAGAGCAAGCCGGAGCGTTTAAAGATTGTCAGCCAAGCCACAACCAAACCCGAGAGGTTGGAGATTGTGGAAAAGCTATATTCCAAAAAGATGAAGGATGGTGGCTTGTATGCAAACATTAATGCAAAGCGTGAGCGAATCGCTGAAGGCTCTGGCGAAAAAATGCGCCGAGCTGGCAGCACGGGTGCGCCAACGACTGAAGCCTTCAAGCAGTCAGCCAAAACCGCCAAGCTCAAATCAGGCGGAGTAAGTCTGGCGGTTGGCCGCGGCGAGAAGATGCCGGTTGATCAAGGCGCAGGGCTGACTGCCAAGGGTCGGGCCAAGTACAACCGTGAGACGGGGTCGAATTTGAAGGCTCCGCAGCCCCAAGGGGGCGCTCGTCGGGACTCGTTTTGCGCGAGAATGGAGCCTGTTGCAGAGAAAAGCGATAAGGGGAGTCGCGCCCGTGCGTCCATGAAGCGTTGGAACTGCCCCGGATGGTGAGGTGAACATGGCCTACTCGGGAACCGTCGGTACGACCGTCATCCAAGTCCAGACCCTGATTGATCACGGGGCGCGTCGCTGCGGGAAATTGGCCGAGGAGTTGACCTCCGAGCAGGTTTTGAGTGCCCGCGAGTCGCTGTTTTTTCTGCTTTCGAACCTGATCAACATCGGGATCCAGTACTGGGCCATCGACAAGAAGGTCTACGGCCTGAAGGCCGACCAGTACATCTACAAATTGCCTCTGGGCGGCAACGATGTGCTCCAAGCACTGTACCGCCGCATGAACAGGCCCACCCCGAACAGCACCGGCGGGTACGCATCGAGTGCCGGGGGCATCGTTGGAAACGCCTTTGACTCGAACATTGACACCCTCTGTACCCAAACCAGCGCCAACGGCACCATCACAGTCGATTACGGCACCAACAATCCGGTCTACATCGGCTCAATCGGCGTTTTGCCGGGCGTTTCTGCGAGTATCGATTGCGTATTTGAGTACTCCGCCGACGGGATCACTTGGAGCACGCTCTACGACCCGGGTGTGACCGCTTGGGTCAACGATGAATGGCTCTGGTACGACATCGACCCGGGCCAGACCGTGCAGTTCTACCGCATCCGGGCCAGAAACGGCTCGACGCTGTCGCTTCGCGAACTCTACTTCGGGAACAACTCGACCGAGATCACGATGGCGCGTCTGAACCGGGACGACTACACGAACCTGCCGAACAAAAACTTCACCGCCAATCAGCCCTTCCAGTACTGGTTCAATCGCACGATCCCCGAGTCGGAGATCTACCTCTGGCCGGTGCCTTCGGACACCTTCGTGCAGATGACGGTCTGGTACTCGCGCCAGATTATGGATGTCGGCTCGCTCTCCGGCGAACTGGAGATCCCCCAGCGCTGGTTCTTGGCCGTGCAGTCGATGCTGGCTCACCAGATGAGCCTCGAACTGCCGGGTGTTGCGTTGGATCGCATTACCTACCTTGAGGGTCAGGCCGAGAAATACCTGACCTTGGCCGAGGTCGAGGAGCGCGACAAGTCGCCGATCTACTTCGCGCCGAACATCAGCGTCTACACGAGGTAAGCCATGCCTCGTTTCCTCGACACCGAAGGCTACTCAGACATCGCAATCGCCGTGTGCGACCGGTGCAAGATGAAGCGCCCGCACGCGGTGATGAGGAGCGACCCGAACTTCCCCGGTTTGCAGGTCTGCAACGAGGGCTGTGCCGACGAATTCGACCCCTACCGCCTGCCCGCCCGGAAAACCGAAAGGATAACGATTCGGTTTCCTCGGCCGGATGTCTCGGTGGCCGTCGATCCCAACAATCTGTCCGCTGGGGAGCCTTACGGCGGCGCGGTGCTTTCTACGGAAGGCAACACCGACACGCCGGAGAACAATGGCAACCTAGACGGACTGGAGATCCAGCCCTGATATGCCGAACTTAACCATCACCCAACTCCCGGCGGCTGGCCCCATCACTGGGACGGAACTTGTCCCCATCGTCCAGAACGGCCAGACCCTCCGCACGACCACGGCGGCCTTGGCTGGCTCGCCGGTGCAGACCCAGACCTTCCTGACGCTCAATCAGGAGCCGACTCTGATCAACAGCCGGGCGCTTTCCGGTGGCACCGGCATCGGGCTGGTGGACGGCGGGGCGCTCTCGACCCTCCAGATCACGCTCAACGGCACTTCCGGGGCTTTGGAAGGGGCTAGTACAGGGATCATCGTAAAAACGGGTTCTGGGGTTGTTTCTGCCCGTTCTGTGGCGGTTTCTGGCACCGGTCTGGCCATCGCCAACGGATCCGGGGTCTCAGGAAACCCGACGATCTCGCTGGATGGGCTGATTTCGGCCATCGCGCAGGTCGGCGGCACGGGGCTGCTGGCCTTCCAGAACGGCACCACCGCGGGCGGGGTGCTGATCGCCGGTACCGCGAACCAGATTGCGGTGGCCAACGGCAACGGGCAGGGCGGCAACCCGACCATCTCGATGGTGTCCGACCCGGTCATCCCCGGCGTGGCCGGTATGGTGATCCCCGTGGGCACCGCCGCGCAAGAGCCGGTCGGAACCCCGGGCCAGTTCCGCTTCAACAGCACCAACCAGACCTTCGACGGCTACGCCGCGGGCCAGTGGCGGCAGTTTTCGCTCGCCGGTGGTGTGACGACCTTCAGTGCTGGCTCGACCGGCCTCACTCCGGCATCGCCAACCAGCGGCGCGGTGGTGCTGGCTGGCATCCTGAACCCCGCCTCTGGAGGCACGGGTGTCAACAACGGCTCCTCGACCATCACGCTGGGCGGCAGCATCAGCACCGCGGGGGCATTCACGACCTCTGGCGCGTTCCCGCTCACGCTGACGGCAACTTCCTCGACGAATGTCACCCTGCCCACCACGGGCACGCTGGCCACGCTGGCGGGTGCTGAGACCCTGACCAACAAGACGATGTCGGGGTCTTCGAACACCTTCTCGAACATCCCCAACGCGGCCCTGACCAACTCGTCAATCACTATCGGCTCGACCTCGGTCTCGCTGGGCAGCACGATCACGACCTTCACCGGGACATCGATCAGCGGCTCGACCAACACCCTGTCGAACATCGCCAACGCGAGCCTGACGAACTCTTCGGTGACCTACAACGGGGTCACGGTAGCCCTCGGCTCTTCGGGCACGATCACGGCCTCCACAACGGCCGCGCTGACCGTCGGCACCGGCCTGCAACTGGATGCGGGTACGACCTTCAACGGCTCGGTTGCTCGGACGATCAGCATCGACTCGACCGTCGTCACGCTGACCGGCTCGCAGACCCTGACGAACAAGACCCTGACCGCGCCGGTCATCGCCACGATTGTCAACAGCGGCACGCTGACGCTTCCGACCTCGACCGACACCTTGGTCGGACGCGCAACGACCGACACGCTGACGAACAAGACGATCAGCGGCTCGACGAACACCCTGAGCAACATCGGCAACGGGTCTCTGACGAACTCGACGATCTCGTTCACCTACTCCGGCGGCATCTCCGGCTCTGCCTCGGTTGCGCTGGGAAGCACGAACGCGCTGTCGCTGTCGAACATCCCGAATGCCTCGCTGGCCAACAGCGCGGTGACTATCGGCACGACCTCAATTTCGCTTGGCGCGACCTCACTGACTCTTGCGGGCCTGACCTCGGTCACGCTCACGCAAGATCCGGTGTCGGCCTTGCAGGCTGCCACGAAGCAGTATGTGGACTCGCTGGTTGCCTCGGGCATTCACTTCCACACGCCTGTTCGCGTCGAGTCTCCGACCCCGTTGAACGCGACCTACAACAACGGCTCTTCCGGTGTGGGCGCAACGCTGACCAATGCTGGCACTCAGGCCGCACTGGTAATCGACGGCGTGACCCTCTCGGTCAATGACCGCGTGCTGGTTTACACCCAGACCAGCGCGACGGAAAACGGCGTCTATGTGGTCACCAACACCGGCTCTGTCTCGACGAACTGGATCTTGACCCGCTCGTCCGACACAGACACCTATGGCATCGCTGGCCCGAACACACTGAGTGAGGGATCGACCTTCTTCGTTCAGCAGGGCACAACGGGTGCTGGTGGGACTTACACCTGCAACACGCAAGGCGTGATCACCTTCGGTACGACGGCGATCACTTTTGTGCAGGTGTCTGCCGCGCAGGTTTATTCTGCCGGTACTGGCCTGACGCTGTCGGGCACCCAGTTCAGCCTGACCGTGCCGGTGACGGCAATTTTGGGCGGGACTGGGCAAACCTCTTATACCGCAGGAGACCTGCTGTATGCCTCAACGAGCACTGCACTCAGTAAACTATCGCTGGGAACCCAAGGATATGTCCTAAAGGCCGGGGCCACTGGCCCTGAGTGGGGCGTGATCTCCGGCGGGACTTTCTAAAGGAAAACGACATGGCTGCAACCAATTTCACCCCGATCATTCTGTATCACACGACCACTGCCTCGGCTGCGCCGACGGCGGGGAACCTGAACAACGGGGAACTGGCCATCAACATCACTGACGGCAAGTTGTTCTACAAGGACAACGGCGGCACGGTGCAGGTGATCGCGACCAAAGGCACTGGAACCATCGGCGGCTCGAACACGCAGGTTCAGTACAACAGCAGCGGCGCTCTGGCTGGCTCGTCGAACTTCACCTTTAACGGCACCACGGCGACGATCAACACCCTGAACCTCACGAATGCGCTGGATGAGACCTTCGGCGGCACGGGGCTGACCTCCTACACCACCGGCGATCTGGTGTACGCCAGCGGTTCGAACACGCTCGCGAAGTTGGGCATCGGACTGAACACCTACATCCTGACCTCCACGGGTTCTGTGCCTCAGTGGTCGGCCCCCTCGGCGGTGACGGTCTCAACGGCCAACAACCTCGCTGGCGGCGCTGCTGGGTCGGTTCCCTACCAGTCTGGCGCAGGTGCTACGACCTTCCTGTCGATTGGCACCGCTGGCCAGATCCTGACCTCCACCGGTACGGCTCCGCAGTGGTCTACCCTGACCGGCGTGGCCGTCACGACCCTGAGTTTTGGAACCACGGGCCTGACCCCGAGCACCGCCACCTCCGGCGCGATCACTGTGGCCGGTACGCTGGCTACCACAAACGGCGGCACGGGCCTGACCTCGTTCTCTGCAAATCAGGTCTTCTACGCCTCGTCTACGAGTGCTATCGGTCAGAGCGCAAACCTGACCTTCGACGGCACCACACTGGTTGCGGCAAACCTCACTGATTCTTCTCTCGCGACTGGTCGAGTGGTCTACACGACCACGGGCGGAAACCTGACCGACAGCGCAAACCTGCTGTACTCCGGCACTGACCTGACCGTCTACGGCATCACCGTAGGCCGTGGCGCAGGCGCTGTGTCCACCAATACTGCGGTTGGTGTGAACGCATTAGCCGGGTCAAATTCAGGTTCTGGTCGAAACACCGGTATTGGATATGCGGCACTTGCGGCCAATACTACTGGCGTCAATAACACCGGCTTGGGACAGCAGGCTCTAACAGCAAACTTAAGTGGCAATGATAATGTTGCAGTTGGCTACGCGGCATTGTTTCTTAACCAAACGGGATCAACAAACGCCGCTATGGGGGTTGGTGCTCTTCAGAATAATATTTCTGGAAGTGCTAATGCTGCTATTGGTTATCAGACGCTTAACGCCAATACCGCCTCCAACAACACTGCTGTTGGTTATCAGGCAGCGTACAGCAATACAACTGGCCCATACCTGACGGCACTTGGCTACAGGGCTGGCTACAGCAACACCACCGCCGACCAAAACACCTTTGTGGGTTTTGATACAGGCTTTGCAACAACCGGGGCGAGCAATACGGCGATGGGTGCGTTTGCGCTGACCGCCAACACCACTGGAAACAACAACACCAGCGTGGGCACTGGCTCCATGTTGACCGCTACCACTGGCATTTGGAACGCTGCCTTTGGTCGAAACGCGTTGCGGAGTCAAACTACAGGTAACTACAACACGGCAGTTGGTGGAGACTCGCTGTTCTCCAACACCACAGCCTCCTACAACACCGCTGTAGGATATCAATCCGGTTACAGCCAAACTACTGGTGGAGATAACACTTCGTTTGGTGCAACAAGCCTCTACACAACTACCACTGGAGCATTTAACACCGCTATTGGTCAATCTTCTTTGTTTTTCAATACAACAGGCAATAGCAATACGGCATTGGGTCTTCAGGCTTTATTTAGTAACACCACCGCTTCCAACAACACTGCTGTTGGTTATCAGGCGGCGTTTAGTAGCACTACGGCTTCTTTCATCACCGCGATTGGAAACGAGGCGCTTCGCAATAACACAGGCGCTTTGAACACGGCTGTTGGTTATCAAGCGTTGCTTTCCAATACTTCTGGGCAGTTCAACACCGCAATGGGCGTTGAGGCTTTAGAAAGTAACACGACAGCCAGCGGCAACACCGCAATTGGTGTGTCTGCCCTTCGGTTTAATACTACTGGCGCAGGCAACACCGCGCTTGGGCAAGATGCGCTTGTAAGCAACACCACAGGCGCATCAAACACTGCTGTTGGCTTTCAGGCAATGAGTAGCCAAACGGTTACTGGGGCTGGCAACACTGTCATGGGGGCAACTGCGGCCCTGAACATCACCAGTGGTCAGAACAACACGGCGCTTGGCACAAACGCCATGCGCCACCAGACCACGGGTTCGCAAAATACTGCTGTTGGATATGGTTCTTTGGGTCTGCAAAACAGCCCAACCAACTATGCTTTCAGCAATTCAACCGCTGTTGGCTCTGATGCTTTGGCTTTTAACCAAGTCTCAAGCAACACTGCTGTAGGTTTTCAGGCGGGGTATAGCAATACAACAGGAACCGACTTGGTGGCAGTCGGCTCTGGTGCGGCCTACTCAAATACAACAGGCGTTGGCAACATGGCTATGGGGCAGAACGCCCTTTACTTCAACACAACGGGTGTTGGTAACACCGCGCTTGGAACTCAGCATACGGGCGTAAGTAACGCTTCTTTGAACGCCAATACAACAGGGTCATACAACACTGCTGTTGGAACAAGTGCGCTTCGCTCTAACACTACAGCCTCATTTAATACTGCTGTTGGTTATCATGCGGGGTTTAACAACACTACAGGCCCCGGAGGAACATTTGTTGGGTATCAAGCGGGATATAACTTAACAACAGGCGCATACAACACCTTTGTTGGCCTACAGGCGGGTGTTTCTGTTACCACTGGCACTCGAAACACCATCCTTGGTGGATTTGGCGGCAATTTCGGTGGCCTCGACATCCGCACTTCCAGCAACAACATCGTGCTGTCGGATGGGGATGGGAATCCGCGCCAGTACAGCGATGGCTCAGGCAACTGGACGATCCCTGCCTCGTTGAATGTCAACGCCAACCTGATTTCCGGTAGTGCGGTGACCTATCCGCAATACAGTCAAAGTTTCTCGCTTGGCACAACTCAGTGGATTCGACTCTGCGGTCTGGGTAACCCCGGCACGATGCGAATTCGCTACTTCCTCGGCTCTGGCAACAGCGAGGAATACGGCGAGGTGTACATCAACACCACCTATGTCGCAGCGCAAGAACAGATTCAGTTAAGTACGCAGTCGTATAACAGCCACCTGATTGAAGTTCGTCTCGTTGGAACAAATGGCGGCCCAAATGAGGTTTTCTTCCTGATTCGATCAGATCAACTTGCGCCGAGAATTGAGTGGACAGCGTTTGATGTGCGCTCGCCAAATGGGTTTACTGTTTACAACGACACCACCACCCCCGGAGCGGCAACGGCTTCGTTGTTTACTACTGCAAATGCAAGTGCCGTCAAACTCACGGCCACCAACGGAATCTTCGGAGCCTTTGGTGGCGGTGTTCAGTTCCCCGCCACCCAAGTCGCATCTGGCAACGCCAACACGCTGGATGACTATGAGCGTGGGACTTGGACACCAAGCGTTGCCTCCACTGGCGGAGCAACATTTACTTATGGCGCTAGCACAGGTGGTACATATATAAAAATTGGCCGTTGGATGTATCTAATGGGTGTTATGAATGTTGCTACCAAATCTGGAGGTTCTTCTGGTGATAGTTTGGCAATTATTTTGCCGATAAACGCAGGCGCATCAGATGTTTCTGGATCGGGGGTTGGTTATCATATTTCAGCGGCAACTTGTACGAATTTGACTGTGCCTTCTGGCTATTCTGGATTTCCTCAAGGTGGAGTTTGCACTCCAAATCAAGCCTCGTTTTATCCGCTTTGGACAGACGGAGCAAACAATAGAATTTTGCAACTTGGCGATATTGCAAACGGCTTTCAAATTCAGTTTTCAATTGCGGTGTTTACTAACACATGAAAACCTGTACCAAGTGTCAAATCACGAAGCCGTTTGACGGCTTCTACAAGCGTTCTCGTGCGCCTGATGGTCACGAGGCTTGGTGCAAGGTTTGCCGTCTGGAACATAACCGCAACTGGCTTGCCAAGAACAAAAACCGCCACGGTGAACTCACTCGGTCATGGTACGAGCGCAACAAAGATCAGCATCTTGCCAACAGCAAGGAGTGGTATGCCGCAAACCGCCACCGCAAACTGGCGACCACAACGGCCCGTGAACTGCGGTGCAGGCAGGCAACCCCTGTGTGGGCGGACAAAACGGCAATCATGGCCTTCTACGCTGAAGCACAACGCCTAAGCGCAGAGACAGGCATTCAGTACGATGTTGACCATATCGTGCCGCTGAAAGGCAAAACGGTGTCGGGGCTTCATGTTCCGGCGAATCTAAGAGTCATTCCGTCAAGCGAGAACAAGCGCAAGGCGGCTAAATTTATGGAGGCCCATCATGGCATTTGAAGAAAAGACATACATCTCTCAATTTGACATCCAACCTAACGGGTGCATTGGAGTTCGGAAGAGCACTGATGTCTTGAAGGACGGTGTTGTCATCTCCACAACCTACTGGCGTTGTGTCCTCGCACCCAATGACCCGCAGGCATCCACAGTGCTGAATGAGGCTTACTACCTCAACATCGCCAATTACGCTTGGAGCCAACCATCGCCCCAGCCGTATGACCCTAACCCACCAACTCCCGGAGTTTGAATATGACTGAACAAGAAAAACCCACCGCCGAAGAGATTGCACGCCACTACAGCGCCGCGATGGACTCGGTAAACCTGATCAATGCTGGAAAGCCTGAAGGCATGGAAGATGCCGAATGGGCCGACACGGTGTCCCGCAACAAGGAACACTTGAAGATCATGCTGGCCAAGGACTTCTGGACGACCGAAGATCTTGAGCCTCTGCGTCAGGCCGCAGCATAATGATGGAAGGGCATCCCGCTGGCCCTGACAGCGGAAAACTACACGGAGAAAATGATGGAAACAGTGCAACTCTCGACCCAACTGGTCAACGCAGTCCTGCAATACCTTGGCAGCCGCCCCTTCGTCGAAGTGGCGAACTTGATCAATGGCATCCAGAAAGAGGCTGAGGCGCAAGTCAAGCCCGTTCAGGACGAGGCTCCTGCGGAGTAACGATGGAAACACAGGCGATCTTCAACATCGTGGTGGGGATCGCCGCCTTTTTCGGCGGCTGGGTTCTCAACAACATCACGAAGGCCATCGAGCGCTTGGACTCTGATGTGCGTGCCATGCCGCACACCTATGTCACGAAGGAAGACTATCACCGTGACATTGACGAGTTGAAGGACATCTGCAAGCAGATCTTCAACAAACTGGACAACAAGGCAGACAAATGACCGAGCCTACCGACCTCGAAATGTTCCGAGCACAAGCGAAGGCCGAACTGGCCCGCTTGGAGGCGGAGAGCACCGCAAAAGAAGTCGCTGGGAAGGCTATCGGCAAGAACGGGCTGGCCTACATCACCGCCATCGTGGTGGTTGGTGTTGGAGCCAGTCTGATGCTGGAGGAGTCCAAGATTGCAGCCGTGATCGGGCTGGTTTCTGCTGCTCTGACGGCGCTTATTTCTATGCTCAACGGCATCGCCGGGGCCAATCCAAAGCAGGAAAAGCCCGAATTTGAGGTGATCAAGTCTCTGATCGAGCGCCTCGACCGGCTGGCGGAGAAAGAGCCTCCAATGACCGTTTCTGTGGACGGTGACAGGGTCACGGTGACCAAGGGCGGAGACCAGATCAGCACGACAAGGAGTTCCTGATGTTTGAGATCCTCGGTGGTGGAATCTTCGGCTCCCTTCTCGGGGGCATTTTTCGTCTTGCGCCCGAGGTTCTGAAGTACTTCGACAAGAAGAACGAGCGCGTGCATGAACTGGCGATGTTCGACAAGCAGTGCGACCTCGAAAAAGTCCGCGGCCAGATCCGGCTAGAGGAGATCGGGGCGCAGCGCGACATGGCCATCGACACCGGGGTCATGGACGCCTTCAAGTCCGCTATTGACCAGCAGGCCGAGATGGTCAAGGCCGCAGGTGGCTGGGCCGCCAAACTCTCCGCCTCTGTCCGTCCCGTGGTTACCTACTGGGTGATCTTCATCTGGTCGTTCATCCATGTCTGGTTCGCTTGGAACGCATGGCTGGCTGGCGCTCCTCCCAAGGAGGTCTTCATGACCATGATGAGCGCCGACTTCACCGCGCTGGTCTCCGGCACGATCAACTACTGGTTCCTCGACCGCACCCTTGCGAAACGGGGGCTTGCATGAACCTGAGTCTGGCCGAGGAACTGTGCAGGCGCTTTGAGGGATTTCGCTCAAAGCCCTACCTGTGCCCGGCCGGGGTTCCCACCATCGGCTATGGATCGACGGTGTACTCCAACGGCCGCCGGGTGACCCTTGAGGATGCCCCCATGGACGAGCCGACCGCTCGCGCCCTGCTGGCCTACGAACTCATGCACACCTATGCCCCGGGCGCGATCCGCCAGTGCCCGATCCTGCTGACTTTGGCCATGACCGCCAACGATTGGGGCAAGTTGAACGCCATTGTGGACTTTGCGTACAACCTTGGTGTGGGGCGGCTCCAAACCTCGACTCTGAGGCGCAAGATCAACGCGCAGGACTGGGATGGGGCCAAAGAGCAGTTGAAACTCTGGGTGCGCGGGGGCGGACGGGTGCTGCCCGGCTTGGTTCGTCGCCGCGACGCCGAGATCTCGATCATGGGGGCCTGAATGAGCGCAGCAACCAAGTCCGACCCCTCCAAATGGAAGCGCATCGTCTCGCAGGTCAAGGCCAGCGGGAAGGGCGGCTCTCCGGGCCAATGGAGCGCCCGCAAGGCGCAACTGGCCACCCAGAAGTACAAAGCCTCGGGCGGAGGTTACAAAGGCCCCAAGAGAGCGGATAATTCGCTCTCAAAGTGGACGAAAGAGGACTGGGGCACGAAGTCTGGAAAGCCGTCCACCCAAGGATCTGAAGCAACAGGCGAGCGATACCTGCCGAAAAAGGCACGAGAGAAGTTAACCCCTTCTGAATACGCGGCAACCACGCGAGCCAAACGAGAAGGAATGCGAGAGGGCAAGCAGTTTGTCCCGCAGCCCGAATCGATCAAGAAAAAGGTGTGGTGATGCCAGCAGCAGCCGTAATGACCTACGACTCGCTGGTCAATGACATCGAGACCTATCTCGAACGAACTGACCAAGCGACCATCGAGAAGATTCCGCAGTTCATCATGCTCGCGGAGCAGGTGATTGCGTCTGAACTGAAGTTCCTCGGCAACCTGACTGTGGTCGAGTCCACCATGGTTCAGGGCGAGCCGGTGATTGACAAGCCCGCCCGTTGGCGCAAGACCGTCTCGATGAATGTCACGGTCGGCGGCGTGAAGACCCCGGTGCTGCTTCGCAAGTACGAGTACCTCCGAGAGTACTGGCCAGAGGCCGCCGAAGAGGATGTGCCGAAGTTCTACTGCGACTACGACTACACCCATTGGCTGGTCGCCCCGACACCGGCTGCCGCCTACACCTTCGAGGTTCTCTACTACGAGCGCGTGCA